CCCGCTCGGCGCGTGTCCATTTGCAGTTTGGCAAAGTCGGCGGGGGCGAGGGTGAGGTCGCCCTGCCAGCAGTAGCCGTCGGTGTCGGCTTTGAGGGTAAGGGCGAGGATTTGTAAGGTCTGGCCGTTAAATTCGGCGCTGATTCTGTTGTGCATGATGTATCCGGGCAGGGTGGGCAGGTCGGTGGTGTCGCTGTCGTGCCAGCAGCGCAGCGGCAGTGGCAACCGGCTGGGGTCGCGATTGACGCGGCGGCGGGTAAACGGCAGCGGCAGGCGGTGCGATGGCGGTCGCACCCGGCAGGGCGAGATGTCCGGCGGCGGTGGCGGTAGCGGGATGGGGTAATACTCGCAGGGTGGACGCACGGCGCGCTGGTAGCGCAGGCTGTGGCAATGGGCGAGTGGCGGCCCCCAGCCGTGCTGGCGGTGGCAGTTGACAAGCTGCGGGGCGATGGTAACGCGCGGCGTTTTGCAGCCTTTGAGCAGGGGGTTGCCCGGCTGCATGGCGCTTGCGCAGTTGGCAAGCGGTGGCGCGGTGCCGATTGAGGGGATAGCGCAGTTGCCCAGGCGCGGGTAGGCGTTGAGGGTGACGGGCAGACAGGTGGCGAGGCGGTAGGTCGGTGTGGTGGCGGCCTGGGTGCAGGCGGTGAGCGACGGTAATCCGGCGACGGCAAAGGTCAGGCAGCGCACGACATCCACCATGGGCGTGTGGTTCGCGGGCAGGCAGGCGGCGACGGGGACGACGCGGTTGTGCTGGTCGAGGCAGGTCGCAACGTCCAGCGTCGGTGCCGTCGCCACGCTGGCGCAGCCACTGATTTTCACCCATTTTGGCTGTGGCTTGGGACCGGGGGTGTCGCCCACACGGCGGGTAAACGGCAGCGGCAGTTTGTCCGATGCCTGTTTGCCGGTGCGGGTGACAAAGCTGATCGGCAGTTTGCTGACGTCTATTGCCATGCGCGCCATACCTCGCGCTGTTCAGAGATGGTCAGGTTGTTAGCTGGGCGCAGCTGGTCGTAGCAGACCGGTTCGTAGTGTCCTTGCGGGTGCCGCGCCATGAGGACGTAACGCCGCGTGGGGTCAAGGTAGGGCACGAGGTAATGGCCGCTTGCCAGCGAGCGGGCGCGCTGCACCAGCAGCATCGTCCTCGCATCAAAGACGTAGAGGTTGCCGACAGCGCCCTGACCCGCGACGGTCACGACGCCGTCGTCCTGACCCGCGAAGTAGCCGCGATGCGCGGCGATGTAATGCGGTTCGAGCAGCATGTCAGTAACGCCATTTGTCGGTACGCACAACGAGGCGGGCAAAGTTTTTCGGGATACCCGACCAGCCGTAGCTATGCAGGACAAGGTAGGGCACACCATCGTCGCTGATTTCGGTCAGGTTGTCGGCAGGGGCGGTGTTGGTAAAGACGCCGGGGACGGGGTAGAGCCGGTTGTCACGGCGCGTCAGGATGGGGGAGAGATACTGCGGAGTGACTTCGTAAGGCACACCGAATAGGCTGATAAAGTCCTGCACGGTTGTGCCGGTTTCGTCGCGGTAACCGCGTGCCTTGATGCTGGCGTCGGATATTGCCCCGCCCGCCTGACCGTCCCCGCCCGTGTAGTAAAAGAGGCTGGAGGTTGAACCGTCGCTATAGGTGCCGCCGCTGTGCGCGAGCAGCAGGCAACGGCTGCCGTCGTGCGCGCTGCCCGTGTCGCCGTAGAACAGCATTTGGCCGTTGCGTCCGGCGCTGTCGTAGCCGCTTTCCACCCAGATGATAGCGCTGCGTTCGCTGGCAACCACTGCCCAGCGCCCGGTCGGGTTGCTCACCGCGAATTTATAGGGCAGGCCGAGGTCAAGGATTTTCTCCCCGGTGTCAATACCCGTCATTTCGCGGTAGGCACGGACTTCTGCCTTGCCGCCGCCTGTGTCCTTGATGCGCAGGTAGCTGTCCAGCTCCCCTGCGTGTTTGGGGGCAAAAACGCGGGTGTTGCTGGCGGCGTCTTCGTAGGGCATGGTCCAACCGGCGCCGTGTTTCGCGCCATAGCCGGTGACCAGGCAGGCTTTGAGGATGACGCTAAGGTTGGCATTGGTGAGCACCGGCGCCTGGTCATCGCTGGAGAGATAGAGCGTGACCGGCATCTCAATGTTGTTGACGTACATGTTGCCTCCTAAATCTCGGTGGTGTTGCCGCGCAGGCACACCATAAAGCCGTCGCTGGTGTGTTGCCGTTTGGCGCTGGGCTGCACCGCGCGCAGTATCCACACGCCCATGTGGGTGCCGTAGCTATTAAAGCGGATGGTATTGCCGTAAGCCCAGGCACTGGCGCCGTTGTTGATACCAAACGCCCCTTTCGGCAGGGTGAAGTAAGGCTTGTCGGTGGCGGGATTGAGCGGTGCCAAATCGGATAGGGTGTCAAACTTGCCGACAAAACCGATCGCTTCGGAGTAGAGCTCAAACTGGTTGCCGTCCTTGAAGACAATCGCCCAGCGGTCGGTGACGGCGCCATCATCGGTGAGCTTGAAGGGGTAGTCCTTGCTGTTCAGCTTGGCGGCGATGGTGTCGCCCCTGGGCTCGTCCGCCCAGACGTTGTCGAAGGTCTTTTGCGAGAACGGCGGGCTGACGCGGCATTGCAGGTCACCACCAATCAGGGCGGAGGAGATATAGGTCTCACCGGCGGGATAGTCACGCGCCACCGGGAATTGCAGGGTCAAGGTGCCGTCGATGTCGGCGACCATGATGCGGTTTTCCTCCTCACGCGAATGTCCAGCCTTGATCGGCAGGGTGTAGGCGGAGAGGTCAAGCGGTGTCGCCCAGGTGATTTTCCCGCTTTGCAGGTCGTAGTCGTACCACTTGGCCTCAATCGGCACGCCCTTGGCGTCGCGCAGGCAGATGTCATCCAAATCATTACGACTGAGCTGCACGGTCTGCCCGGCGGTGTGGGCGCTGCCGAGGTCGTCCTCCAGACGGTGACCGATGACAATCATGTCCCCCCTTCTGAAGATGGGCACCCGCCCGTCGGCGGGCAGACGCACGGCGTCGATGCCGATGATGGAGGTATCCAGCGGCAGGTAGGCGTAGCTGACCGCCGAGTAGGTGATGGTGTCGGCATAGACCGGCAGCGGTTGCCAGATTTTGCCCTGGGCATCGACCGCATCCGGGTTGTACCAGTAGGCCGACTCGTTGCCCGCTGCCGCAACCAGCTTGCCAAAGCGCACCCGCACCACGCCTGTTTCGTAGTCAATGCTGCCCTCGATATTGCTGCCCTCAATCTTACCCCCCGCATCCGCGCGCACACTGAGCTGGCCGCCGGTGAGCGGGGTAGCGGTGATGTGTAGCGAGGCCGGGCGCACCGGTGCCGAGGGGATACGCCACACCGCCTCGTCTACCGGGTTGCCCTTGACCGTCCCCGCCAGCGCCAGCAGGCGCACCGCGCTGCCTTCGGCCAGTTCGACCACGGCAATGCCGGTCTCGTAGTTGATGCTGCCCGCTTTGCTGGCGGCACCGGTGGCGGGATTGAGGCGGTAGTAGAGTTCACCACGCCGGTCAAAGTAGGTCTCGCTGCCGGTCATAAAGCAGACGCTGCCGGGGACAACGCGCTCGTGCAAGGTGGGCAGCAGATCCACACGCAAGACACCGCTGGTTGCCTGTTTCGTGCGAGCATCTTCCGATTGCTGGCCGCGATAGCGCACCGTCACCACAAAGCTGTCGTCAATCGGCGCACTGGCAAGGGCATTGATGTACTCAAACCCGGCAAAGACGAGGCGGTAAAGCGGCTTGACGGTCTGCTGGTTACCCTGGGTGCTGACGATTTTCTCGCCCATCGGCTGCTTGCGGTAGATGGGTTTCGGGATGCGGGTGGTGTAATCCGGTTTGAATTTGATGGTACCGGTGCTGTAGTCAATGCTGCCGAAGTTCGTGCCGTTGCCATCAATCAGGCCGCCGCTGCCGTTGTCACGCACGGTGACGTAGGGGTCCACTTGCCGCGTGTAGGCTTCGCCTTCCTGCACCTTGTGATCGTAGTCCTCGATCAACACGTTAAAGGTCATCTCAAAACTGCGCGGCTTGATTTGCCGCTGCGCGAGATTGAGGGTGACGTTGCCGTCGTGCCCGCGCGCCGGGGCCTTGAATTCCTGCGTCTGCGGTTCGCCCACCGAGTAATCCACTTTCACGTCGAGATGCTGCTCGCCGCCCGGAAAGAGCGTCAGCATAATGTCGCCGCTGCGGTAGTCCACCGTCCCCAGCCACGCGCCCGCGATATTGCCCATGCCGTCATCCTGCGCGGCTTTGGCGCCATTGTCCGTCCAGCTTAATTTGACGCTGCCGGGCGCGACACCTGCCTCCATTTGCAGCAGCATGGTGACAGCGGGGGTGCTGTCGCTGCGGTTCTTGGCGGTGGCCGGACTGCCCCAGGCGTAGAGGATTTCGGAGCCGACATCGGGCAGCTCGCCGCAGGTGATGGTGACGGTACCGCTGCGGTAATCGACCGCGCCGCTGCCGTGTGCGGCGCTGATACCGCGCAGGGCACCGGTGCCGTTGTCGCGCAGGTCATACCATCGCCCCTGCGCACGATAGGAGACTTGCAGGCTGCCCGGCGCTGGGGCGGGGTTGATGGTCATCACGTAGTTGTAGGAGCGTGTTCCCGTTGATACGGCTATCGCCGCCGTATCCGCCACTTGCAGATACTCGGCAGCGGGTCGGCTGTACAGCGTCCAGCCGCTGCCGAGGTTCTCGTCAATCGTGATGCGCCCGGCGGCGTAATCGACGGTGCCGATGTCGTTGCCGGCGCTGCTGATGACGCCGCCGCTGTCGCGCGCATCAACACCGCCGACGACCAGGCGCAGGCTGCCGGGGAGGATGGCGCGCCGCGTATAGACCACTGCCCCCTTGTTGAGCGACAGGTTGCCGTTAATACGGTCTTCCTCGCGCGCGGCGTCAAAGAGGATTTGCTTCTCACCGGCGGCGGTGAGATCCACCAGCGACGTTTCAATCTGACTGGTGGGCACCAGCTTTTCCATTAGCGAGGAGACGCGCAAGCTCTGTGCCTGTGCCTTGATGGCGGCGGCCAACGGCTTGACCCCGTAATACTGCGCCCCGTCGGCGACGTGGGTCTCACGGATTTTGCAGGGGTTGTCGATGTAGTTGCGCTGCGGGGCCTCGGCACCGACAAAATCATGGGTGAGCGCGGTCGAGGTCTCCATCTTGACGACCGTGCGCACAAAATCAATGCCGTCGTGCGTGGTAAAGGTACGGTCTTCGGACGATACGCGGATGACCTGCACATACTGCTCGATGGCGGGATAGCACGCCTTGTCCTGACGCAGACAGTACACATCACCAATCAGCGGCAGCGGCTCGCCGGGGCGCTGATAGGCCTGGACGATGCGCGAGCCCTGCGATTGCGTCGAGAGCAGGGTCATGCGCGATTCAATCGTCGCCACCGAGTAGGCGGCAATGCGCTTGATGATGTCCTTGCGCACCTCGCCGTAGCGCACGCCGCGATAGAGCAGGTAGCTGACATTCTCGGCTTTCGGTGGTCGGCTGATAATCATGTGTGCGCCGCCGAGCGGGATGTTGTCGGCAACGCGCACCGCGCCATGCACCGAGCGCGCGTTAAAGGCGCCGATAGTGCGGGCGACGTCGCTGATGGGCGTAAAGAGTTCGTTCTCGCGTCCGGTGAGCGGGTCTTTCACCATCAACCCGCCGCCGTCGTCGGCATCGGTGAGGCGTTCGGTGGGGTAGATTTGCAGGTTCTGTTTGGTGAGGGCGGTGTGTTTTTGTGGCATGGGTTACTCCATAAAATATTTACACGGATGTTAATTTTTTCTTGCAATAGTTAGCACAAAAGCATATAATTCATCCCATTGAAACAACCGGAGGTGAAGTGAAACAAAGACAATTCCTGAAATGGCTGAAGTCCCAAGGGGTGGAGGCAACGGATGCCAAGAGACACATCCAGCTGCGCTATCAGGGCAAAGTAAGCCATATGCCCCGCCACCCCGGCGACGAAATCACGACGGGTCTGGCGGAAGCCATCAAGAAGCAACTGGGGCTCAAGTGAGCCCCGGTCTTCGGGAATTGTCCACCCCGCAACACAGGAGAAGCTATGTACTACTACGCCCACTTTGACCACGCCGCCGACGGCATCACCGTCACTTTCCCCGATATTCCGGAGGCCATGACCTGCGCACAAACCGATGAGAAAGCGATGGTGATGGCTGAGGACGTGCTGCTCACCTGCGTGGAGCTGTACTTTGATGAAGGCTGGGTTTTCCCGCTTGCCCGTGCAGGACGCGAGGGGGAGACGGCAGTCTATCTGCCGGAAACGGTCTATGCCAAAATCCTTTTGCACAACACCCTCTTGGAAAAGGGCGAAAGCAAGGCGAACCTTGCCCGCCTGCTCGATACCCAGCCGCCCGAGGTGCAGCGCATCCTCAATGTGCGCCACAAAACACGCATTGACACGCTGGGACGGGCGCTGGCCGCGCTGGGTCGCCCGCTGCATCTGTCGGTGTAGGGTCATATCGTCAGCAAATGCACCTGCACCGCTTCATACTGCGCTGTGCCGTCTTCGGGGCTGGCGTAGTTGACGGGGGTGGTGTTGGACAGTGCTGGACGGGCGAAGCAGGTGTTGTAGCTGCGTCCGTCCGGGGTGGTGAGGGTCATTTCCAGTTCCGGCACATCCGCCCAGGCAGCCAGCGTGAGCAGCGTCGCGCGGGGTAGCCATATCCACTCGCCGCCGAGGGTAATGGGGCGCCCAGCCAGCATCGTCCCCTGCTGGATGATGGCGGCACCGCCGAGGCTGTATTGCACGTTGCTCTGCGCGAGTGCCTGCCAGTCGAATTCGTCCGTCCAGCGCATGTCGCCGGGCAGTTCGAGGTGGTCGGATGTGTCTTTGCGGGTGAGCGTCCAGTTCGTCATTAGCGCCTCCGTCTGGCTTCGTTGTAGAGTTCGTTGGCAAAGTTCTGCGCGCCACGTCGTTCTGCTGCACGGATACGGTCATCCCAGGCGTCCGCGACTTGACTGGCGCTCATGTCATCACGCGCACCGCCGCTGTTGTTGCCGCGCCCGTTGTTGCCGCTTGTTTGCTGCTGTTGCTGTTGTCGCCGCTGCTGTTCCTCGGTGCGTTTCGCCGCTGCCTGCTGCTGTTTTTCGCGCCCGATTTGCTGTTGCAGGTCAAGAGCGCGGCGGTATTGGGCAATCTCTTCGGCGTTATTGCGCAGTTCTGCCTCGTGCAGCTTGGCGTTGAGTTCGCGCAGTTTGCGTTCCTGTTCGAGGGCTGCCGTCTTGCTGTCGTCGCCCCTGAGTTGTGCCAGTTCGGCTTCCAGGCTGTCGGCGCTATCCCTCGCCTGTTCTTCCAGCTCTTTGAGCTTTTGCCGCGCTTCGTCAATAGCGGCGTGCAGGTTGTTGAGGGTGGTAGAGTCCAGTTGCGCGATGCGGGTGGTGGCGGCATGGGTCGCCTCAGCGATGTCCTGCATGGAGACGGTGCCGTCGGACGTTTTTTGTGTCAGGTTGTCCAGGGCACTGTTGGCGCGCTGCACTTCTTCGATGTACTGCGCGGCGGCGCGTTGCTGGCCAAACCACTGGGCAATGGCACCCTCGGTGCCAAGGCGCAGGGTGCTGCCCATGCGGTTCAGGGCATCGTCAAGCAGGTTCATTTGCTCCGTGTTCAACTTGCTGGCGTCGTACATAAAGGCGAGGTTTTTGCCCGCTTTGCCGGTGGCTTCCGCGTTTTTCTCTTTTGCCTCGCTGTTCTTATCCAGCGCCTCTTTTTCTGCTTCGGCCGCCTGGGCGTTCTTCGCGTGCGCCTCCGCTGCGCTGGCATCCGCCGCCTTGTTCTTCTGCTTGATTTCCTCAGTCTTGGCGGCAATCTGATCCAGCACGTCTTTGTACTGTTTCGCCGAGAGTTCCCCGCCCTGGAAGGCGGTCGCCGCTTCCTGTTTGAGTTTGGTAAGTGCCGCGCTGGTCAGGTCGGCGCTGTCCAGTTTGCTTTTCAGGGCATCCATCGCGGTGGCGGCGCTGTCCGGCAAGCCCTTAATGCCATCGTTGAGGCGTTTTAGCTGGCCGTCGCTCAGTTGGTTCATGGCAACACCGGAGGCTTCGAGGTGCTGCTTGAACGCTGCCCACGCCTGCGGGCTGTCCATTTTCGCCGCCAGTGCTTCAAAACCGGCGCGTGCTGCTTTGGTCGCGTCCTGCCCGCTCGCCATCGCCTGCTCGACGGCATAGGTGTAATCCTGCATGGCTTTGGTGGTCTTGGATGACACCCCGCGCAGGATTTCATCAAGGTCAACCCCAATCCCGGCAAAGGCATCTTTGGCGGCGACGGCGGCTTTTTCCTGCGCCTCTTTCATCTCTTTCGCCTGTTTCTCGGTAGCGGCGGCGACGCGTTGCAGGGCGCTGTCGGCACTGTCCCCCAGTACGGCATAGGTCTGGATGACGAGGTCCGCCGCCGCTTTGCCCGCTTTCTCGGCTTCCTGCGGGATTTTGGCAACGGCGTCGGCGGTCTTTTCGGCGGCGTCTTCGGCGGTATCGGCCACACCCGCAATACTTTTGACGCTGGCCGCCATGCTGTCAGCGGCGCCGCTGATAGCGTCCCTCATTACGCCGCGCGCGTCTTTTGCTGCCTGGTTGACAGTATCAAGGGCAGAGACAACTTTTTCGGTTGCCCCTTCGGTGATGCCAAAGAAGTCCGTCAGCGCTGTGCCAAGCCCGACCAGCCCCAGCACGACGTTGGCCGCCACTTGCAGGATGGAAGTCATGACAATGCCGATGGTGGCAAAGCCTGCTTTCAGCGCATTAACGGTGATGGCAAGCGCCTGAAACGCGCCATTCAGACCACGCCCAACGGTTTTCAGGTTCTCGAACCAGCCCGCGACGTTGTCGATGATGCTGCCGAAATCAAGGTTCTTGACGAAGTTGATGACGGCATCCGCGCCGTCCTTGAACACGGCTGTAATTTTCTCGCCCAGCGCTTCTACCTGGCCGCTGCTGACGAGGTTGCTGATGACACCCGCCAGTTCCAGCATCTTGTTTTTTAGCGGTTCCAGCAGCGGTGCGGCGATTTTCAGACGGAAGGCCTGCCAAGCACTGGTTAGGGCGGCAAATGCCCCCGGCACGTTATCGGACATGCGCTTGGCTTGTTCTTCTGCCGTACCGCCTGCGTTTTCCAGTTTGGCAGTCAGATCGTCCAGCGCGCCGATGCCTTGCCCCAGCAGTGCCTTAAAGGCCGGACCGGCTTCCATACCCAGCGCATTGATGGCAGCTTCGCCTTTCGGCCCTGCGGCGGCGAGTTGACGGATCGCCTGGTTGAAGTCGTTGGTGCGGATGCCGAGCGCTGCCAGTTCTTTGCGGAAGGTACTGGCAGGGTTCGAGAATTGCGCCATCATGTTGTTGAGCGAGGTACCGGCGCGGCTACCTTCGATACCTGCATCCGCAAACTTGCCGATGTAGGCGGCGGTCTGCTCAACGGTCAGCCCCAGCGAGGCAGCGGTTGGTGCGGCATAGGCCAGCGCTTCACCCATACCTTTGATGTCGGTGTTGGCATTCGAGGCGGCGGCAGAAAGCACGTCAGCGACGCGTCCCGCCTGATCCATCGACAAACCCATGCCTGCCACAGCCTGGGTGATGTAGCTGGCGGAATCGGCGAGGTCAATGCCGTTTGCGGTCGCAAGTGACAATACCGAGGGCAGCACAGTGATGGATTCTTCGGCGTTTAACCCCGCCCGGGCGAGGTTTTCCAGACCTTGTGCGGCTTCGGTGGCGTTGTATTTGGTTTCCGCCCCCATCTTTTCCGCAGCAGTACGCAGTTTTTCCATGTCGTCGGCGGATGCGCCGGACACCGCGCCAACCGTGGACATCTGCGCCTCAAATTCGGCAGCATCCGAAACCGCACCGCTGAAGAAGTCCTTGACCTTGTTGACGGCGAAGGTGATACCTAGCGCAGCACCAAGGGCGAGGACGGCGCCCTTCATGCGCCCGTAGGCATCAACGCTGCGTTCGGTCTCTGCGGTGTGTTCGCCCTGCCGCTGCGTAGCGTCGTTGGTGGCGCGCCCCAGGCGTTCCAGGGCGGCGGCCTGTTCGTCCGGGCTGAGGTTGTTCCACTGCTGGCGCAACCGCGCGGCTTCCGTGCGCAGTTGTTCCGTGCTTTCCCCGGTCTGATCCAGCTCGCCGATGACGCGGTCAAGCTGGTCCAGCCCCTCTACGCCTGCGTGTATCAGCAGGCCAACGTCCAAGCGGTTATCTGCCATGTGTTATTCCGATAAAAACGCCCGCATTAGCGGGCGGAAATGAACATATCGGGTTGCATCCTGGCGAGTAGCGCCTGCACCCGCTCGCACAGACCTGTTTTGCGCTGCCGCCACAGGTTGAGGCCGCGCCCGTGCAGGCTGGCGGTCTCTTGCGCGAGCGCCAGGGCAGCAAGCGCCTGATGGTATTCGGTGGTGAGGATGCCTGCGTCATGACGGTGCTGCTCGATGATGTCCAGCACCCAGCGGCGGAATTCTTTGGCTTTCTTCGTTCGCGCCAGCATCCCCAGCAGATGCGCACCACGCAGGCTGAATACGCGGATTTTTTGCACGCCGCCTTCGGTTTCGATGTCAACCAGTGCCGTCATACTGTCGCTGAATTCTTCGGCGTTGCGCTTGTAGAGCATCCGTACCCGACTGACAAAGGGGATCTCAATTTGAGACCCCCTTTGGTTTGTTGGGTACAACGCTGCCGCGATGTCGTTTACCGTCAGCCATTTGTCGCCGTTGCGGTCGATGACGTGCAGGGTTCTGTCTTGGAAGGTGAGTGTTGCCATGTGTTGTCCTCCTGTCGGACTTGGTTCAAGGCGCGGTTGCCGCGCCCAATAAAAAACCCCGCATCAAGCGGGGTGTAAGTTTTTGTTTCGTTTCCTGGTGCAAAATTGCGCTTGCGGGTCAGAAGTCCCAGCCTTCGTTGGCGTGGTATTCATGTCCTGCCCAGGTCAGGACGCCGCGATAGCACCCATACCGGCGCACCCCGGCAACCAATCCCGCGCGGACAAGACGGCGCCATGTGCGCTGGACTTCTTTCTGTGGGTAAGCATCCAGGCGTACGGGCTCCATCCCGGCAGCGATCAGGGTATTGAGGATGTAGTGGGCAAGGTCTTTTTTCATGATGGGCTCCGGATATGAAAAAGCCCGCGCGGGGCGGGCTGTGGTTTACGCAAGGATGCGCGGGGTGTAATTTGTTTCGGCACGTTGCCGTCCTTCTTTCATCACGTCAACAGGCAGGTGCAGGTGAAACAGTGCTTCGTGCAGGCCGTCCCAGATGGCACCGCTACCGTGCAGGATGGCGTTGGCATCGCCGAACGCCGCTTGCAGGTGTGCTTTCGCCACGTCCAGTGCGCCCAGTGCCGCGCCGATGCTGCCCTGCAACTGCCGCGTGGCGCGCTGCTGTTCTTCAAAGCGTCGCCAGCCCGTGTGCATCAGGGCAATAGCGCAGACCTGATGGCTGCGGATGTCTTCCGGCGGTGTTTCTTCACGCGGCAGCAACTCGCCACTCAGCACCAGTTTGTGGACGTACTCTACCGACTGCGGCAGTTGTTCGAGGGTCAGTTCTTCCACGCTGTCCACCGCAAAGCGCTGATGCACCATGCGGTAGGCGTCGCTGTAACTGATGCCCGCCCGTGCCACCAACAGGTTCACCGCGTCTTTCAGCGGTACCCGGTCGGCGACGGTCGAGAGGCGGGGGACGCTTTCATATTTGCCAGTTTTGCGGATGGTGGGCAGGACTTCGGATGTGACCCAGCGCTTGAAGGTTTTGGCGCTTTCTTTTTTGCTGCCGAATATCAGGGCGTACAGTCCACTTTCGTTAACGAAGTTTTTAGTTTGAATACCGCTCTCGGTAGGGGTGTCCTGTTTCAGGACATCCCCCTCGTCAACGTGATTGGCAAGGGCAGTGCGTGGGTTTGCGTATTCCAGCGCTTTGCATACTTGATTGGCTTCCAGCCAAAGCAAGCCGTCACGCTCGAAGGCAGAAATTGTGATGTTATGGAAGGTGAAGGTTGTTGCTGAGGCAACTTGGGCGGATTGTGTCATGGCTATCTCCGTTGACAATGTTGAAAAAGCATCGTCGCAGGATTCGCCAAAATCGGGCGACGATGTACGCGGGGTTGGCGAACCGAGGTCAACGGAACCCGGCAACTCCGTAGAGTTCCCCACGCACACCGCCATAACTGATACGTCCGTTTCAGGCATAAAAAATGCGCCTGTGTACGGACGGGGCGCGGTTGCGCCGTTGAGCAGTTCAGGTCGCCAAACCCGACACCCGTTCTTTTCGGGTGCAGATCCAGCATACGAAAAAGCCCCTGCGTTTGCAAGCGGCGCCCCGTCATCCGGAAAGCACCCTCAGCAACAC